GCCAAGATTGAGTTTCCATTGCGAATTGTAAAAAACGCTTTGAAGGAAGTATTCGTGTATTAATCTTACGCATAACCTTATGTATGCGTTTAGAAATTTCACTTATTTGGTGATTGTATAACGCTCAATATGTTGTACCGACTGCTCATAGACGGATTGGCTAATTTTAGCCATCTCTTTAGCAAATGCGGTTTGTGCGTTAACAACAGCTTCAAATGGCTCACGCAATTTTTTATCAGTAATGAGGTTGGTGAGGGCTGTGGTCTTAGCACCTTGGATGGTGTCAATGAAGGTATTTACATGAGAAAACATAATTGCTCCTAGAGTGAACGGGAATATTTACTTTTTTTGTATTCGTATAGAGTTTCTGCTACAAATATAGCATAGTTCCAAATAGATTTTACAATTGTCATAATTTTCCTTTGTTAATATTAATTTACTACAAACTTATTTATGCTTTTTTATGACGCATCGCAACATAATTTAGGCAAAGATGGTGACGATTTTACAAGGAGAAATTATAATCTTTATTTTTGGTCACCGTGGATCATAAGTAGTTGGTGCCCGGTTTGATGATAAGGCTATAGCTTAATTAGATGGTCTTTACGAATCTTACAACTGACCCATTGATTATAGTATGCTTCAGACAGTAGTGCATGTCGGCTAAATATCTCAAAGGTTTCATAATAAGATAATTCTGACCTAGATTTACATAGGTGTAGTATCTCTCTGGTGTATTGTTCTTCGCCATTCTTCTTTACTTCTTCTTGTAGTTCCTTGTTACTTCCCCAATAGGTTAACCAATCACTTGCTACTCGTGACCTTTTCTTTTTGCCTTTTACTTGGCGTGTCTTTGCTTTGGTGAAGAACTTTTTACCAACATATTTTTTACCTGTTGGTGTGTGAGTGATAAGATAGACCATGCCAAAAGCATCGCCTATCATATCTTCTGTGAACTCTTGAGCTGTATTATGTAAGTACCATGTCATACTGGTACTTAGTCATCGTCCCTTTGTATCTCATCGGTTTCAATTAACATTTCGCCACAAAAAGGGCAAAAGTGAGGTGCATCGGCTACAATCTCATCATCGTATTTAACAGTAAATGTAGAATCACATTCTTCGCAAGTATGATTAAGTGTGGCCATTAGTTACACCATGACTGTTTGGCGTCACCATAATACTCACGAGCAAATCCATTTTGAATAAGACCTGTGCGTAGTGATTGGCCATCTAAAATGATATCACCCAAGACACGGCCACCAAATTTATCCCAGCCATACAACACAACTTGACGCTTGGTAGATTTGGTAATGGCGGCTTTTGTAAATTGAGAAGCGGCTTCACCTCGTTGTTTTTCTGATTCGCATTGGCCACGAAATCCTTTTTCTGGAGTATCCACACCGAATATTCGCACGGCAAGTTCGGGTTTAAGTGGTGCAGGTAGAAAAGGAGCCGCTATGACCACAGTATCGCCATCGCTTACACGGACAATCTGAGCATCATAGGTTACACCTTGCGGAGTTTTCTGTGCCATCGCCAACATAGGCATGGCAAGTAATACAAGTAATAGTTTTTTCATTTTGCTAACCTTAAAAATTTAAATATATTAAACCACATCCAACCAATATCAAACTCATACCATTTATTGCTAAGTTTTATACTTGCAGGAGAATTGTGATGATTGTTATGAAGCTCTTCACCACCTACTATAATACCAAAGGGCAATATGTTCTTTGATTTATCTTTTGTATTCCAACTACGATAACCAAAATAATGGCCTACACCATTAATTACACCTGCAGCCCAAAATGGAATCCAAATCATTTGAATTGCCCATATGAATAGTCCAATCCAACCAAATACAATTAGGTTGAACACAAGGAGAAGGCTAATGCCAAATCTACTGTGAGGACTGTATAGGTGAAGCTCCAACCAATCAGAAGGAGTGCCAACACCATATGTATCAACCATGACTTTATCTTTGCTTGCATCATTGTATAAGAATGCTCCCTTAAATAAAACTGTCCAAATACTATACACATGCGGACTATGCGGATCACCAGTCAGGTCACTTCGCTGATGGTGTTTACGGTGTATTGCGACCCATTGTTTCGTTACCATGCCTGTTGTTAACCATAACCAAAAACGCATGAAGTGGCTTAAAATAGGATGAAACTCTATACCTCTGTGAGCCTGTCCTCTATGTAGATATAGAGTTACACAAACAATAGTAATGTGTGTAGTTATAAGTGTATATAATATTATCTCTATCATTGACTATGCATTAAAAGAAGAACCGCACCCACAAGTTGATTTAGCATTTGGATTGCTAATGACAAATTGTGAATTAAATTTTTCTTCTTTATAGTCCAATGTTGCACCTTGTAGATATTGTGAGGATATCATATCAACTACTACCTTTACGCCTTCGTTTTCCGTAACAAAATCATCTTCGGCAATTTCTTCGTCAAAAGCAAATCCATATTGATAGCCTGAGCAACCACCGCCTTGCACAAACATTCGTAAGGCACTATTAGATGGTAGTTTTTCTTCTATCAATAAATCACGAACTTTATTAATTGCACTTGCAGTTATTGTTAACATTTTTTCCTTTGTAATCGTTTATTGCAGCTTTAATAGCATCTTCTGCCAAAATTGAGCAATGTATTTTGACAGGTGGCAAGGCTAATTCTTCCGCAATTTGATTGTTTTTGAGTTTAGCAGCATCATCAATATGCATACCCTTAACCCACTCTGTAACCAAAGACGAACTGGCGATTGCTGAACCACATCCATATGTCTTGAAACAAGCATCTCTAATAATGCCATCGTCATCAACCCTAATTTGTAATTTCATTACATCGCCGCAAGCCGGTGCACCAACCATACCAGTACCAACATTGATATCACCTGTATCCATTTTACCCACATTTCGTGGGTTTTCATAATGGTCTAAAACTTTTTCTGAATATGCCATTAAGCGGCTTTACCCCACACATCGTCCCATGTACCAGACAAGGCGCCTTTAGCATAATCTGTTACACGATTCTCAAAGAAATTACCATGCACAGGTGAGTTAACCATTTCTTCAACCCAAGGTAGTGGATTCTTTTTAACTTTAAATACTCCTTTAAGACCTAATGAAATCAATCTGCGGTCAGCAATATAACGAATATATTGTTTCACATCTCCACTACTTAGGCGTTGCATATCACCCATTTGAAAGGCCAAATCAATAAACTTATCCTCTAATTCAACCATGCGTGTGGCAACCGTGTATAATTCACCTTTTAGCTCATCGTTCCAAATTTCTTTGTTTTCTTCAATGTAGGTTCTAAACAGTTTGGTCATGGACTCACAATGCATGGTTTCATCTACGATTGACCATGTAACAATTTGACCCATGCCTTTCATTGTGCCGTTGCGGGGGAAATTTAGTAACATAATGAATGAGCTGAACAATTGCATGCCTTCAGTAAACGCTGAGAACACCGCAATATGTTTGGCTGTATTTTGTTTTGTTGTATTTTGATTTGCGATATCTAAAACATATTCATGCTTCTGCTTCATCGCATCATACTCTAAGAATTGATTATACATGGCATCAGGCAGACCCAATGTTTCAATCAGGTGTGAATAGGCCGCAATATGCAATGCTTCACGAGCTGCAAAGCCCAATAACATCATACGGATTTCAGGTTGTGGAAAATATGGTAGATAGTTCTTTACATAACCACCTGCCACATCAATGTCGCCTTGTGTAAAGAAACGAAAAATGTGTGTAAGAAATTGTTTCTCTGATGGTGTGAGTTTATTCTTCCAATCTTTTACATCTTCAAGCATAGGAACTTCTGTATGAAGCCAATGAATTTGTTCGTGTTTTAACCACGCCTCGTATGCCCATGGATAGTGAAAAGGTTTAAAACTCTGTCTTTCATCCATCAAATTACTTTTTTTCTTTGTCATTATCGTCCTCTTCCTGCTGCTCGTTTATTCGGTTTATTTGCCATCTTTGGTGTCTTTGGCTGTTGTTTTTGTTGTTGTTGTTTCATTAATTCTCTTTGTTGCTTTGATTGTAATATTGCGGCTATTTTCATTTTTTATCCTTCACACGCTAAACAAACTTCTTCTGTTGCCAATGCTTTCAAATCTATTTCTTCAATCACTTGGCGTTCTATTTTCTTACTTACTTTATCGGCCTTCGCCAATTTCTCACTACGACAATAATATAATGTTTTTAATTTTTGTTTCCAAGCCTGAAAGTGTACCGCATGGAGATATTTCACATTGGCATCAGGTCTAAAGAACAAATTAATACTTTGTGCTTGGTCAATATATTCCTGTCTGTCGGCTGCATGTTGAACCAACCATCTTTGGTCAATTTCCATGGAGGTCTTATACACACTCTTTTTCCAATCATCTAAGAAATCTAAATGTTGAATACTTCCGTCATTGGCAATAATAGATGACCAAATTTCATTGTAATCTAATTCACTATCAGCATCACACATCTCTTTGATGATTTTATCTA